ATCTTCTTCTCTAATATATTCTCTTTTTGCTTTTTCTTCTCTACTTCTTACATCACAACAATTTCTTTCAAAACTTTTAACATAATCTTGAAAACCTAGATTTTCCATTAACACTAAAAAATTATATAAGTCATCTGTATATTTTTTTATTTTAACAACTGCATAATAACAACCACATAAAAACATTTCATAGTCTGTCATAACTACTCCTCCTCTACCTCTTTAAATTCTCTAATGAATTCTTTTATTATTAACTCTATATCTTCATAAGAATTTCCTAAATCACTATTGTAATAAATTGCAACTATTTCATCTACAAAATAACTAATGTCCTTATTTACAACTCTCCAATCTCCTATTGATATATTATTTTTTGTTTTTTCATTGTCTAAATATCTCATTGTTTCTTGCAATAAAGATAATTCTGCAATCATAATATCATTTTGTGTTTCAATAAATTCTTTTTTTTGTTTTTGGAATTTTTCATTAACAAGTCTAATCAGTTCATTTATAATACTAATTCTTTCAAATTCAATACCATATACTGCTACCCTATCTAACTTCTCTAAAACTAATTCATAATAGCAATTCCAATTTTCTTCTTTTCCATAAAATAATCTAATAATTTCTTTACCATTGTTTTGTACCAATTCTATTATTTTATTTGTTTCTAATGTTGTATTTTCATCAATAACAAAATCTCTGTCAATTCCCTCTTTTATAAGTTTATTAACTTCTTTTTTCAAATCTTCTTCGTTTTTACAAATATATTCTTCTCCCAATTCATAATTTTCAGCACAATCTCCATTTCCGTCTGTTCCACTTATTGTATCAACTAATTCTCCAAAATATTTAATATAAATTTTATACATTATTAAACCTCCCTATATATCTTTATACATATAATTATAAATAATTTCATACTCTCCCTCGTATTCTGCTCTTTCTTGTTCTCCGTCTATTGCCAAACAAACCCTATCTCTTCTATCACAATAGTCTAAATGTTCTTCAATTTGTTTTAATCTATCTTCAAGCATTTCATACTCTTCATCACTAATATCATTTATATCTTGTTCTAATATTTTTTTAATTTTATCTTCCATTATTATTCCTCACTTTCATATATATTATACTATACTTTTTGTATTTTGTCAATATTTTTTATAAAAATTTTAATTTTCTTCTTCAATTTGTTCTTCAATTTGTCTTATTACTTCTTCATCATTTATTCCAAAAATATGATAAATATAGTCATCTGTTTCTCTATCATAAACTTCTAAACATTCATCAAAAACAAATGGTGTAATTTCATAAATTTTTCCTTTAACTTCTAAATCAAATGTCAATCCATTTTCACAACCTATATCTTGCATTACTTCTAAAAATTGTGTATCATACTTAAATTCTAAAACTATTTCATCTGTATAGTTTGCTCTAATATCTCCTCCAATATGAAACATTAAAACAACCCAATATCTATCATCATTTATTTTAAATGTTTCCCAATTAAAATCGTTTTGTGGGCGACCACAATGATTATAAGTATTATCTCCCCCAAAATCTTCAATACAATGTCCTTTTAAATAACTCGCAAAATTATTATCGTACCAAGTATTATATTTTTCATCTCCACCTAAAAAATCATATATCTTTTTTGGTATTCCTACTTCGTACTCTTCTAAAACTTCACAAATTACATCTGTCGGTACATAATATTTTAATTCTAAATCTTTTCTTTCTTCATTCCACCAATAGTCATTTTTTTCTTTTAAAAATTTTCTTATTTCTGCTAACTTCTTAATATTTTCCATAAAAATCCTCCTATTTTAATTTATTTACTTCTATTGTGCAACAATTTCCAAATCCTGTGTTATCAAATAACACAACATCTTTCACATCAAACTTCTCTGTAATAGCTTTTCTTATATCGTCTAATGTCCATTCTCCCACCATTTCAGTTTTAATTCGTCTTATTTCATTTTCTACTTCTTCTACATTTACACAATCATTAAAGAAGTATGCGTCATAATATCCGTCCATATCATCATAGACTAAAATTCTATTTATCCCCATAGACTTCTCCTCCTTTTTAAAATTATTATTTCCTTTTTCTAAACACATTATACTATACTTTTTGTTGTTTGTCAATAGTTTTGTCAAAATTTTTTTAATTTCTTAAAAAAATTCTTCAATTCCTATAAATTTATTGTCTATGTAGTCCAAAATTGTTGAGTTTTTAATAATTCCAACAATTTTGCCAAAATCAATTTTGCTCATCATTCCGTCAAAATCTCTTTCCATAAAAAGTTTATTATAATATTTAATTGTTATATCTTTATTTGCTACTAATTCTTTTGCTCTATATACTATTTCTCCATTTTCTTTTTGTCTTGCTACTAAAATAAATTTATTATATAACTTACTATCATATTTTACTTGAAATATTGCTCTTTCCATAACTACCTCCATTAAAATAAATTCATATATTCTTCATAATTCTCATTAAAAACTAAAACTTCATTTATTGTTATTTCATCTTTTACATCAATTACAATTTTTAACTCTTCTTGTTTTACAGAAATTTTGTGTCTATATTCTTCAATAATAACATTTTTTTGTCTTAATCTATTAACCAATTCGTTTCTTGTTTTACAATCCTCTATTATATCTTTCAATATTTCAAAATTGTCTTTTGCTTGTCTTATAATATTACTTAACATAAATTCTCCTCCTCTGCAACACTATCTAAACTTTTTCGTGCATTTTTTAAATACACTAATGTTTCTTCTGTTTCTAATATTAGTAAATCTAATTCTTTTTTTTGTTTTTCAATTTTATCTTTTACTTTCTTTTTTAATTTTATATTTTGTTCTCTTCTTCGTTGTGGACTATCAACCACAATATAGTTATTTTCTTTTAATTCTTTTTCTGTTACTTTTAATCTTTTAGCAAAATCAGTAATATATTTTTTCCCTATTCTTCTTCTATTCTGCTCAATTAAATTCAAATAAGATTGAGAAACACCAACTTCGTTTGCAAGTTGTGTTTGTGTTCTATTCACTTTATTTCTTTGTTCTCGTACATATTCTCCAATCATATTTACCTCCAATCTTATAAACACTTTATATCATATTTTTATATATTTGTCAATATATTTTGTAATAAAAAGAAAATCTTTTTATAGATTTTCTTCTCTTATTTTGTCAAAATATAACTTTACTTCTGTTTTAAATTGTTTATCTTCAATAATTCTATCTAATCCTAAAACTCTTTCTGTATAAACAAATTCTTGTTTTGTTTTATTATAATATTCACAAAAAACAGTATTTGTAAATTCACTAGATTTAAAATTTAATATAAATTCACATTCTTCTTCGTTATGTGAAAAATATTTATCTACAATAAATTGTCCTATTCTATTTTCTTTTGGACTATATATTTTTATATAATCTTCAAATACAATATCATTTAAACCTATTTCTTCAAATGTTCCAAGTTCAAAAAGATATAATTTATTATTTTTACTTTGTTTTATCCATTCTAAAATTGAAACTTCATCAGTAATTTGTAAAAATTTATCTCCTATTTCAATAAATAAATTTCCTAAAATTCCTCTCTTAATTAAATCTCTTGATACAACAAAAACCTCTTTGTTTTCTGTTTCTTGTTTCCCTTTAAATGTTACACCAACATATCTATTCAATATTTTCTCCTCCTTTTAATGCTTGTTCTCTTTCTGCAAATGTCATTTTCTTTAAACACCCACAACTTCTTGTATTTTTACAAACTCTTTTAACATATATAATATTTCCACAATCACATTGACATTTCCATTTTTTTTGTTCCATATCATAAGCCAAAATAGTTAGTAAACCATTCTTTTGTCCAATTTTATCTGTTTTTAAATTGAATAATGTATTAGAAACCTTATCTTTGTGCAAACAACCACAACTTTTTGTTCCTCCACTTATCAATCTATTTTTTGGTACTTCTATTACATTTCCACAATCACATACACACTTACACATATATACATTTACTTTTTCATCTTCATTTTTTTCAACAACATCTATTCTTTCTTCTAAAACTAAAAGTCTAGTAAATCTTTTTCCAACAAGTGAAATGTCTACTTCTGTTTTTTGTGGGTTTATAAAATTATATTTGTCATCACATTTTCCACAACTTACTACTTTTCCCGTTGTTAGTAATGTTCCTTTTTCTATTATCATATTGCCACAATCACATTGACATAACCATTCTGCATTTCTAAATTTATCTGTTCCTTTATATTCTATTGCAACCAATTTACCAAATCTCATATTTGTTAAATTTCTTCTAATCTTTGCCATAATAATATCCTCCTCTCTTTGTATATTATAACATATTTTTAATTATTTGTCAATAGTTTTTTTAAAAAAGTAATGTAACTTCTTCTAAACATTCAACTTCTGTAATATAATATTGCTCTAAATTGTCTTTTATATACCATAATTGAAAATCAAATTCTCTTTCTGTATTTTTATCATTTACATAAATTGTTCCAATTAAAGCATTATCACAAATAATTTCCATTTCAGTATCTTCAAATAAATCTACTTTTATTACTTCTTCTTGTTCTACAAGAAATTCACATATATCTTTTATTGTTTTAAATCTTTTGTGCATAAGTAAATTAAGATACATTTGAGTTATAGTTATTTTGGTCATTAATCATACACCTCAATTCCCTCTAATAATACACAATGTTTTTTAATTTCTGTCATTTCTAATTTTATACCTTTATCTTTTAATTTTGAATAAATTTCTGCATATATATCATCATAATTTTCATATTTTTCAAATAAAGTATCTCTATCAAAATGTAATGCAAAAATTACTCCACTTGTTAAATTTTCTAATTTTGTTCTCCATTCCAACTCATATAAATTAAATCCAAACTCACAATCTGTGTCATAACAAACAAAATCAAGTGTATCTGCTATTTCACATACCTCTTCATAATTATCTTCAAGCACATCTAAATCTGCAAGTTGATTTTTTATTATTAAATCTTCTAATTCTTCAAATTGCAAACAAAAACAAAACTCTTTTATTACATTAAATTCCATTTTCCCCTCCTATCCAAAATATGTTCCCCATATTTTTCCTGTGTTTTTAATAATATAATCATCTATAACATCAAAACCAAGTCTTTTTAATGTTTCTTTTACTTCTTTATATATTTCTTCTTCATTGTTATAGGAAGTATATAATGCACTATTATTATATATATTGAATTTTGCCAATCCTAACACATATACATCATCATCATTAAAATTGATTTCATTATTTTCTTTTAAATTTTTAAATTCTCCGTCAAAACTAGAAATTCTATCAAATTCACTTAATTCTCCATATACTAAATCATCAATTGCACCATAATCTTCATTTTCAACAATTTCATTTAATTCTTCTTTTAAATCTACATCAGTTCCATTATATGTCTTTAATAAATCTAAAAACTCGTTTGTTGTTAAAACTAAACCATAGTCAAAAACTGGATAATCTCTCATACTCATAATTATTCTACCTCCATTCTTGTTATTTCAATAGTAATTTCTTCTAATAAATCTTCTCTTGTAATAACTACTCCTTTTGAATTTTTATTTTCCCAATCATCTTCACTACAAGCAAAGCCATTTTCTTCATAATTTTCTTCTACTTCATTAAATAATTCTTCCATAGTATTGTTTGCCTTTTCTTCATTTTTTGTAACTAAAACAATTCTATTTGTTATTTCTGTTTGTTCTTCTGTATTTTTTACAGAAGTTGTTAATACATATACTTTTTCTTTTTCCATAACTTTTCCTCACTTTCATTTACATTATATCACATATTTTATTGTTTGTCAATAGTTTTTTGAAATTTTACTAAACTTTTTTCATTTTCACATATAGAAACATAGTCAATCATTTCTTGTAATGTACCCTCTACATATTTTTCTGTATCATAAACATATTTATCATCAATCTTTTCAACAAAAGATAAACCATATATTTCAGTATTATTTATTTTTGTCATTTCATATCCTATATTATCTCCTATTTTTCCATATTTAATTATTTGTCTATTGCTTAATTTACCTAAATTTGCTTTTTTAAATATCTCTTTTCCACTTTCAATCATATTATACCTCCTTTTTCATTATATACATTATATCACACTTTTATACATTTGTCAATAATTTTTATTAAAATTTTTGGGAAAATAATATTTCCCAAAAACTTCTTATTTTTTTATTTTTATAATTCCACATAATAATAGTAACAAATAAACAAATTCCAAATTTAACACCTCCTACACTCCATATTTGTCAAATAACTTATTCTTATTTTGAAAACATACTCCCCTTATATGTTTTTTGACATCATTTTGTATATTTTTATTTGAATAAGTTTCTTTTATGTCATTATCCATATAGTCGATAAATTCGTTTATTATTCCACTTAAACTATAACAATCCTTTTTATGTTCTCCATATTGCATAAAAATATCAAAGCTATCTAGTATATCTGTTTCTACAAAATCTTTTTCCCAATCTTTTGAATTCATATTTTTTATCTCCTATATCTCCATTATACTTTTGTGATTATATCATTTCGACAATCTTTTGTCAAGAATTTTTATTTATTATTTATAAAAAAATCTATGCCACCTATAATTTCATTTTTGTTCATAAACAAATCATATTTTGTTCCATTCTTTTCATATAAGAAAGAATAAATTGTTTCTATTATATTTTCTTTTTTTAAAAATACATCAACAATAACTTGCACATCTTTTTCTTCTTTACTATTTATGAACTCTTCTATATTATTATAAATAGATTTTGCAAATACAAATAATTTACATTCTCTATATAAGGTATTTTCTGTTCCATTCTCAACTTCTCTTTGAACATACCCTCCTATTGTTTCAATTTCTGTTTGTAATTTGTCTTTTATTTGTTTTATTAAAAATACATTTATCATAATAATTTTCACTCCTTTCATTTTTATTATGTTCGTTTTTCTCAAAACTATGTATAAAGTGTATCATAAATTGTAACTTTTGTCAAGAACTTTTTGAAAAATTTTTTTTCTTCTTATTATATATACAAAAAAAAACGACAACTTTTGTGTCGTCCTTTTCTATTTTCTTATAGAAAGTAATATATTTTTAGAACTTGAATAGTCTATCACTTAAAAGATACTTTGTCAACACTTTGTCGAAAAAATTTTTGAAAAATGTATAAATTGGATTTTTCGATAACATTCGGCGAGTTTCATATTTTGGACTTTTTTGTTTAATCCAGCGACTTCTATTAATTGGCTTTATTTGTTTTATTCGGTGAATTAATAGCCTCGTGTTTTATTACTTGTCCAGAAGCAGTTATTTTTTGAAAAATCTTTAAAATAATTTTTTCTTTCAAGATATTTGTTTTCTAAAGAAAATCCATTAATCATTGCCCATTGATAAAACAACTCAAAAGAATTGTTTTCATTCGCAATTTCAGGGAAAAATTTTATTCCACAATCAATTACTTTTCTTTTAAATGTACTTGTTGGATGATTAAATTTGTATTTCCATTTATTATATATTCCATATAAAACAGTTCCTTCTTCTGTTGACAATGGAACTTGAAGAGTTGATTTACGAGAACTTCCCTTTAAACATCCACAACTTTTTGTTTTTCCTCCAATTAAATATCTACCTTGAACTTCAATGTGTCCTCCACAACTACACTTACATAAAAACATTGGAATACTACAAAAGCTATTTTTTGTTTTAGATATTTTGTTTTCAATTCTTTTTTTAACAGTTAAGTTTCCAAATTTATCTCCTGCTTTAATTGAATTACTTGTTCTTTTCTTTTCTTTTTTCTCTCCATTAGAATTTTTAGGAAGTCTTGTATATTCACAACCATTTATTCCACAAGTATAAGATTTTTTTCTAGTTTTATACATTTCATATAGTTCATCTAATGGCATTTCTATATTTTTTCCTTCACATTCTAAACAAAAACATATTGCAGTTCCCTTATCTAAATTTAGTTTTACAACCCTTAATTGTCCTACATCTTTATATTCTAATATTTCATATTTTTCTTTTCTAGGTTTTTTAATTCCTTTAGCGTATTGCATACAACCACAACTTTTTGTATTTCCAGTTTTTAGATTTTTTGTTGGCACATAAGTAATATTACCACATTGACATTGGCATTTCCATTTCTTCTTTTCTTCATCATATTCTAATACAGTAAGATATCCAAATACTTCTTGTTCTAATTGCTCCATTTTATTCCTCCTTACTTTTAATATTTTATATCATATGTTTTCAAATTTTAAAAATTAAGAATTTAAAATTCTAATATTTAAAATAAGAAGAATTCAAAATTTAAAAATTAAAAATTAAAAAAATTTGTTCATATTTTTTAAAAATTTTAAAATTTAAAAATCCAAAATTTTAAAATTTCATTTGTTGTATTTCTTGCATACGAATTCTTTGCATTGCTGTAATTTTAAGACTACCATTTCCTTTGATAACTTGACGAGCTAACTCTCTGGAAACACCAACCTTATTTCCAATAAATCTTACACTATTTCCTTCTTTATATAATTGTAAAATTTCTTGTTTAAGTTGTTCTGCTAAAATTTCAACTTTTGTATCAAAATCTAATTCTTTCTTTTCATTTAATTCTTTTAAAGAATCAATTTTTGGCATAATTTCTACAACTCTTGTATTCTCATCTTTAGTTATAATGTCTTCAATATATTTTACCTTTTTTGTTTTTGAAGGTTTTATATATTTACTATTGTTTCTTTTGTAGTTAGGTACTCTTTTCTTTTTCATTTTAAACTCCTTTCTTGAAAAACTTTTATAAAAATTCTTTTTGTCAAGACAATTTTTAAACGTCTTTTTGTTGTACGTTATATTCATTGTATCATAAAATGTTTTTGTTGTCAAGCATTTTTTTAAAATTTTATGGAAACTAGACAAACTTTTGTCTTTTACTTATATTATTTGCATCTTTTTAAGAATTATACTACTCAAAAAAAGATGCTTTATGAAAATATCTGCGATATATTTTAATATGTAATTGGCAAAGTTCTGGAATTGTTTTTATATGTTCTTGTTTAACTGTTGTATTGTTATATCTAAATCTAATTAAAAATTCTTTATCTTCTAAATTATAAAAAATTTTCCAATCTTTTGCACTTTCAATAGGAAGGAATTGAGAATTATATCTTATTCCAAAAACTAAATTTTCTTTAGAATAAGGTTTTCCTTTAATCTTTTTTTTATAAGATAATTGTTCCATCCACATATGTCCCAAAGACCAATTTTTAAAATCTTCCCAATCTTCCCAATCTGAAGCTTCTTTTTCAAACAATAATTTATCATACATTTTTTTTAATCTTGGATAGTTTCCTTCCTTATTTTTTATTCTTATATATTTTTGACAACCACAACTTTTTTTTCTGTTAGAAAGTAATTCTGCCGTAGGCACTTCTAATATATTATTACACTCACATTGACACACCCATTTTTTAGTTGTATAATTGTATGCAAGAATTTTTAAAAAATTAATTTTTTGTCCAGTTAAATCTTTTTTAAAACTCATTCTAAAATCTCCTTTTTTAGTGTTAAATATGCACAGAACCACATTCAACATATTTGTATTATAGCACTGCTATTGAACTTTGTCAATTGTTTATTCGCGTTTTTGAAACAGAACTAGAATTTTACATATTTAATCCTTTAATTTTCAAAAAATAAAAACTGACCACTCAGTCAGTTTTCTTCAAAATCTCAAATAGGATATAAGAAAATGAAACCAGAGCGAAAGCGATTTCCATCTGACTTGACAAACTCGTGAGAGTGTGATATAATGGGTATAGGAACATTTAAAATTTTCCTATCGGGAAAATTAATGTTCGTTCGTAGGGCTCTGCCCGCAGATGGTGGGGTGGGCAAATATAATTAAAGTAACGAGTTTCGAGTTAGTTTAATTATATATAAGGAAGATGGGGGTGTGGGGGAAGAAACCAAATGCAACCTTTGTCAAGTAATTTTAATTAAAAAATCAATAAAATCAAAATAAAATGAAATCTAAATTGGTAAAAACTATGATAATGCCAAATTTAGATTTTTTTTGTAAAAATGACATCTAACCCTTATGGCTCTAAGAGAATCTGTCACAAAAAAATGGTGTCAATTTTTTTTTAAAATGTCTTGACAAACTTTTGTCATTATGATAATATAAATGTAGATTTTTGAGAAAGGAGGAAAAATATGTTAATAGAAAAAGATATTAGAGATTTAATTGAACAAAGATATATTCAACCAATACAGGAAATATCTATTAAAGTAGAAGAAAACAAAGGAAGTATAAACGAAGAATTTTCAAAATCATATAATGCTAAAACGAAAGAAGAAATGTTATTACATTTTAGAAGAGCAGTTGAAATGCTAACAAAATCAAAATTATTATTAACTGTAACGGCACTTACAAGTAATAATATGGTAGCAATAAGAAAAGAAAACTTTTTACAATTTGTAGATGATAGATATTACACACCATTACAATTAAATTGTTTTATGGACATATTTAAAATAGAAACAAAAAATTTTAAAACAATGTCAAACAACTCTTTAATAAGCGAACCGCACATCGGGTTGGTTATTAATTACATATTAGAACATTTTACAAATACATTTACAAGATTTTCTAATAGAAATATGGAATACTTCTATATATATGAATTCTTTTATAAGAATGGACAAGAGGTAAAAGAAATTCTTTCTTATTTGAATTCATATCATTTTTCAACAGAAGAAGATTGGCTTACATTATATAATACTGATATTAAAGTGATAAGAAAGAAAGTAGGTAACATATATAATGAAATAAAAATTCTTTTAGGAAAAATTTAGCAACCTGACTTGACAAAGTTTTGTCAGTGTGATATAATAGATACATACCAAAAAATAAAAATATTGACAATTTATTTTGTCAAGAAGGAGGAAATAGAATATGCTTATTAATAAAAAAGAAGCAGGAAATTATAGTGCTAAATTAAAAACATTAGCAGAAACAATTAAAGAGTCTTTAACTGGATATTCAGCAGAAGGAATCTATGTAGAGACAACAAAAGTAGACAAGTCAGAAGCTAGAACAATTACTGGAAAAAATTATGCAGATGAAGAAATTGTATCAGAACCAAAAACTATGTTGGGAAGAGTTTGTCCAGTAACAAGAGTAAAAATGCTTGTTGACTTATTAGATGAAATGAATAAAATTGATTATGAAATAGAAACAAGAAAAAATGATGCAAAAATTGTATCTCCTTTTATAGGGAAAGAAGTTACATTTGATTTTGCTAAAAAAGAAAATATTGCTTATGGAGAATCTGGAAAATCAAGATATGGTGGAACAGGAATAAATCTATTAAGTATTATTGGTGAACTTAAAAAATTAAATGACAAAGTTCCTACACAAAATGGAGAAAAACCTATTGCTGCTATCGGAGACGATAATACAAAAATAGATTTAAAAGCAAAAGTTACAGTAGACAAAGAATTAACATTTAAGAAAGATGAATTGAATAAAATTTATGAGGAATATTCAGAAAAAACAAGATTGCATTCAAAAGCAATTGAAAAATGTGCAATACAAGATTTTGATTTTACTCCTAAATTTAGCTTTAATGAAACAATTGATAGTCTAATTGTAAAATATACATCAGAAGAATAAATTTAATAAACCTAGCTCCTTATAGAGCCAATATAAATAAACAAAATAAAAAGAAGTCTAGTTGTTAAGTTGTCTTTATATTTAGAAATATCTTTATATATGGGCTAAAATCACTTTTTAGTAATAGTTTGATATTATTACTTTAAAGATTAAAAAGTAAGTGTAAATACATTATCAACAAATGTGTTGATGTTGCGAGATGTATAGCCTCGTTTGCTATAATATCTTGATTTAGGTGTTGCCATACATTATAAGTTTATAAAGTTTCGCTACCCACAATCCTTTTTGAACTTTATGCAACACTCGTTTAAACTCAACATTCGTTATGGTGTAATTCGGATTGTTATAAGTGATTTGCCACAATGCTACAGAACAATGGAAGTTAATTTAAAAGATGAATTTTATTAGGTCAAAAATCTTGACTAAGATAGATATTCAAATGTTTTTTGCTTCTTATATTTTGCGTTTTATGTTGGTTCTGTAAGGAGCTAGGTTTTTAAGGAAAGGAAAAATTATGAAAAAAATAACAAAAAAAGATATAATAATATTTGGTTACAGGTTATTTGTAATATTCTGTTTGATTTTGTCAGCAGTATGTTTATATTTTCACGGAAAAACTTACAATAAAAATGAAGCAATACCTATTAGTACTGAACCTGTAATTGAAGTGGAAGAACAAATGGTAGAAACAACTAACGAAATAATAGAGGAAACAAAACCAGAGGTAATAAAACCAGAACAAACACAAGTTACATCAAGAGGTGGTTCAACAATTAAAAATAATGATGGTTGGGTAAAATTTACTGCTACTGCTTACTGTCCTTGTGCAAAATGTTGTGGTAAAACTAATGGAATAACTGCATCTGGAGCAAAAGCAACTGCTGGACGTACAGTTGCAATGCCAAAAGGTTATTCTTTTGGAACAAAAATAGAAATTAAAGGTATGGGTACATATATAGTTGAAGATAGAGGTGGAGCAATTAAAGGAAACAAAATAGACATTTTCTTTAATACCCATCAAGAAGCATTAAATTTTGGTAGAAAAACAATATATTTAAAGGTGGTAGAATAAAATGCTAGATAATGATTTGTCAAATGCAATTTTAAATAAACAAGGAGAACTATTGTTTACAACACTTGCAGAAGAATGTACAGAATTAGCTCAAGCTTGTTGTAAAATAAATAGACAAAAGTTTTATAAAAAAGATTATATTAATGTTTTAGATAATTTTTTTGAAGAATTGTGTGATTTAAAAATTAATTTAGACTTAATTAAACAACAGGTAATGAAAGAAACTGGAATGTCATCAGAAGAATATGAAAAAAATATAGAAATTTGGAAAGAAATTAAGCAAGAAAAGTTGAAAAAAATATTTAAAACTGATACAATAGACGAGTATTATAATCATTTGATAAAAGCAAAATATATCAAAGAAAATGGAGAACCAATTAAATGTTTAAAATGTGGCTCAACTAACTTAAAAGATAAAGGACATTATCACGAAGAATATTATGTTGTAGAATATGATAGAGTATGTGAAGATTGTGGAGAGGTAGTTGGACATTGGGCTTATGGATATTGGATGAACTTTTAAATAGAAAGAGATTGTTATGATAAAAAATTCATTTGTGGAAGATAGTAAAAACAAAATATTAAAAAATATTGTAGGAATTGAAAAAGGTTTTGATTATTATTTAGGAATTGTAATAGAAAAAGAAGATGAAAAAGATTTAGAAGAAAAATGTAATGCAATATGTGAAAAATCTTCAAAAAATATTAAATTGTTAAAAATTTGTCAAATAGATGAAGATACATTATTAATATTTGAATTAAATTCAGAATTTGCAAAAAGTATTAATGGAATTTTAAAGTCAATTAGTAAATACCTAGATGTACCAGAATATACTGTTACATATATGAAATCTTTACAGGACGTCGCATTTAATGCTTGGGGAGAACAATTCTATAATTTGATTCAAAGTGAAGATAAAAAATATTGGCTAAAAGAATTAAAGCCATAAAACATAGGAGGATTAGAATTATGAAAGAAAAACAATTAACTTGTAAAAATTGTGAATGTGCTCACAATAGCGAGTACAAAAAAGAAAATTCAGAAAAGGCTTGTGCATATTGTACTATATTTACAGAGAAAGACATAAGAAGTAGAAAATTTTGTGAAGAAAGGGAATTTTAAAATGTTTGGTTATTTAAGACATAAAATAAAAGATTGGCGTTTTGAAAAAAGAATGGCAAAACAAAGAGTAAAAAGAGGTTTCTCTGACAATGATTGTTGGGGAATGCATTATTGGTTTTGCGATACTTTTCCAAAAATGATAAGAAGATTAAGGGATATGAAACACGGATATCCAGAATTACCTTTTGAAGAAATAGAGAATTTTCCTCTACAATGGGTTGCAGAAGCATCAAAAGAAATTAATGACAACAAAATAAAATCAGGATATGAAGAAGGAGTAATTCTTGATGATACTTTTGATAGATGGCAATTAATATTAACAAGAATTGCTTGGTGTTTAGAACAGGCAGATGAAGAAAAAACAGAAATTGAAAATGAATATGAAAAAGAATACAATAGACAAGTTTGGGGAGATGACTCAGACATAGAAAGAAATTGGAGTTTTAAAAAATGGTGGGCAAAACATCACGTTGTAGAAAAATATGATGAAAAAGGGAAGCCAAAACTTTATAGAGTAATTACTGGAACTCCAGACCCAAAAATCAAAGAAAAGTATTGGAATAGATATGAAGAAATTATAAAATATAGAGAAAAATGCAAAGATGAAGCATTTGATTTATTAAAAAAATATTTTTATAATTTATGGGACTAAAATAAGACATTTTATTTTTGGGGTGGTATAATTTGTTACCTTCCCCATAAAAATGTCTCAGATTTGATTCTCGTCGTTCAGGGAGCTATTCTCGAAAGAATGTTTGGAAGAAAGGAATGTTTATATGGAAGACATAAAAATATTAGAAGCATTAAATGAAATTAAAAATACTAATGGGAATAATGCCAAAGAGGCTTTATTAAAGCAAAATAATCATACAGACTTCAAACAAGTTTTAAAATATTTGTATGACACACAAATTGTTTTTGGACTATCTAGTAAAAAATTAAGCAAAAGAGTGTGCAACATAGACTTAATAAAGGATTTTACAACTATTCTTGATGCTTTTGCATATTTAGAAAAACACAATACAGGAACTGATTTTGATATATATGCAGTACAACATTTTATTAATAAATTTGATAAAGATAAGCACGAAATGTTACAAGAAATGTTTTCAAAAAAATTGAAAATTGGTGTTACAGAAGGAACTTTAGCAAAAGTTTATCCAGATATGTTTGTAAAATATGAAGTTATGGCTGGAGAACCTTATGATAAAAGGTTTGAAAAATTAGAACAAGAAAAACCAGATATAATTTTGACACAAAAATTAGATGGAATTCGTATGACTGCAAGAGTAGAGAATGGAATAGTAACTTGTTTTTTAAGAAGTGGAAAGATAGTTGATGGACTAAAAGATTTAGTACAAGAATTATCTACCCTTCCAGATGGAGCTTATGATGGAGAGTTATTAAAATTAATTGATGGAACAATTATTGATTTGTCAAATTATCCAGAAAAATCAATGTCTCACAAATTCTATTGTCCAAAAAATGCAGAGGAGTTATATTCTGAAACAGTTAGTATAGTAAATAGTAAAGAAGAAAACAAAAAAGATATTGGATTCTTTATTTTTGATATGATACCATTAGAGAATTTTGATAAAAAAGAAAAATATAGTGTAGCAACATCTATAAGAAAAGATAAATTAGAATTGGTATTGTCAATGAAAAAATATCAATATTTAAAATATGTTCCAGTTTTATATGGTGGAAAATTTGATACAAATATCATAGACAGTATTACAAAAGTAGCTGTTACTTTAGAACAAGAAGGTTTAATGATGAACTATGCAGATGCACCTTATGAATTTAAAAGAACAAATACTTTAATAAAAGTAAAACAAATTTATACTGCTGATGTTATGGTAAA